TTTTTTTTTATTTGCACTTGTTTTGAAAATGTGATATAATGAGTTGTGAAAGAAATATCTATCCTGTCTGCACTTTGTAGGTATATCACATAGGCAAGATTGAAATGTTTGTAAATTCCACTAAATATCACTTTCGAGGTTTATATGTATTCACATTATTCTGATAACCCTACTCGCACAAATCGTGCAGTTCAAATCTATATTATTTTAATGGGTTATGCAACACGTGCCGAAACGCTGACGTACAAAGACCTAGCTGGTCATATAGGTTATGATGGCGCAGGTGTGTTTGCACAAACACTTGATATGATTCAAAACTGGTGCCAACATCACCAATTGCCTTTACTAACCGCAATTGTTGTGAACTCTGCTACAGGTGAGCCTGGTGATGGTTTACTCGCAGAAGATTTCTCAGAAGAACAAAACAAAGTGTTTGTATATAACTGGTATGGCATTACAGTACCAACTGCTCAAAACTTTGAAGATTTTTGGCGCATCGAGCAACAACGCCGTGCAAACAATGTAGTAGAACCAGAAGTAGCTTAACAGTAAATAAATAGGAGTAGCAATTGCTACTCCAACTAAATGTCATTAAATGTTCCACTAAATTTCACTAAAGGTAAATATCATGCAACAATTAGCTATCACTGCACCACAATACCCATTATCACACACTGTATTCCAAGCCCTGCACTACTCTGATGTTTATACAAGCGCAGATATGTTATTAGATTATCTCCTTGCGCATAACATTGATACTATGTTCGGTGTTCCAGGTGGTGCTATCGAACCTCTGTTGAATGCTGTATCTCGCAATCAAAAAGCATTTGGTCCTATCCGTTCCGTTATTGCTCGCCACGAAACTGGTGCAGCATTCATGGCAGATGGTTACTATCGTGAAACCCGCAAACTCGCAGTTGTGTTCAGCACTACTGGTCCAGGTACTACCAATTTAATTACTGGTGTTGCAAGCGCGTATTCTGATAATATTCCAATGCTTATCATCACTGCACAAACCCCATTACCAAAATTCGGCCGTCGTGCTTTACAAGAAAGTAGTTGTACTTCTGTAGACACTGTGGCAATGTTCCAAAGTATTACACATTACAACACTTTGGTTTCACATGCAGACCAACTTGAACACAAACTACGTGCGGCATTGTTAGCTGCTTATCAAAATAAAGGTCCAGTACACTTGAGTATTCCAAGTGATGTGCTTCGCCAAGATACCTGCAAACACGCTATCAAACGTGTCACGAACAATCACGACCATTTTGTTGATACGGATGCACTAAAAGAATTGTTAAATATCTTAGAGCAAGATAGCTCTATTGCTGTGATTGTAGGTGAAGGTTGCCACGAAGCTAGTCAAGAGATTATGGAGTTTTTGAATTTAACAGATTTACCTTTTATGTCTACACCAATAGGTAAATCGTTTGTTGATGAAACACATAAGAATTATTTAGGTGTTTACGGATTTGCTGGACACGCTTCTGCTAAACAATTACTCCAATCTACTCGCGTTGTTACAGTTATCGCAATTGGTTGCACTTTAGATGAGTTGAGTACGTCTGGTTGGAGTCCTGATTTGTTGAACTACAAATTGGTCCACATTGATAGTTGTGCAGAACATTTCACACGCTCTGGTATGGCTAAGTTGCAAGTGTACGGCAATATCAAGTACGTGTTTGAGTGTATGAATACTGAGGTTGAAAATCTTATCGGTGCGGAATTAGCGTGGAGCAATGTTTCAGATAAGACTCAATTAAATGCTTGCGGTGGTTATGCTGAATTGAAAAACTCCAAAGCCTGCACATTACCAAGTAGCACTATAAAGCCGCAGTATCTTATGCACCGCCTCAGTCACAATCTAGTAGACGATGCTCGTATATTTGTAGATGCTGGTAATAGTTGGGCATGGGCCACGCACTATCTAACACGCAAGAACAGTGATGGTAAGTATCACATTGCAATGGGCTTCGGCAGTATGGCATGGTCAGTTGGTGCTGCTATAGGTAGCGCGTTCGCTACAAATGAACCTACTGTTTGTATAGTTGGTGATGGTTCATTCTTAATGTCCTCGCATGAGATAACTGTAGCTGTCCAGCATAATCTTCCCATTGTGTTTTTAGTTCTGAATGACAGTGCTATGGGTATGGTGATGCACGGACAAAAGCTTGGAGGACAAGAAAGCATCGGCTGGGAATTGAATGTTGTCGATTTCGCTGCAATAGCAAAAGCAAGTGGGGCGTACGGTACAATTGTACGAACAACAAAAGAATTAGATGCTATCGACCTTAATGTTTTGTTTCTGCGCAACGGTCCTACATTGATTGATGTGCGCATTGATCGCAATGAAGTACCACCAATGGGTGATCGTATTAAAGGTTTGGCACAACAATCAGCAACTCCAGGAGGTTAATTGTGGACGATTTAATCTATTTCAATACAACGGTAGCAGATAAGCCTACTCTTAGTATAAACTTTACGCTGTTCCATTCAATTGCCTCTTGCATTAAGAACATTGAACCTGTCTCTAGTATACCGCGTTTGTTATTGTGGTTAGATAAGCCTGCAATGTTTCGTATTGAGAAAAATTTGTATCGTTCTGAGGCTTTTACTTTGCCTGCGTCCGAGGTTATTATTATTTACAAGGCACTTCTCGAATTGCTTAACACGCACAAAGAAGGTATTAATGTGAAGGAAGAGTTGGCTACTCTTTTCGTTGTAGAGATTATGAATATAGCCTCTCTACTGCTGTTCTTTTCTGGTGTCGTTCTTGCAAAATCTCCAATTACTATCGTTCGCCATAGTACGCGAGAATCATTAAAATATGACAAAGCATTGTCTAATGTAGTATCATTAAAATAAAAGGAGAAGTGTTATGCAAATTGAAGATTTAACTTATGGTCATGTATTGCGTGTAATGTTTGATAGTGGTCCTGCAAACATTCTATTTTTGTCGAAACGTAAAGATCGCCCCACTTCAAACTACTGGATTAGAGGTGTTCGTTTCGATACAAAAGAGTACGTACATTTCCATTCAACCCGTGTATCTGGTGTGTTTGAACTAACAGTGTTTGACTCGTGGAACTCACCGAACCCATTTATTCCTATTACTAAAGGTAACTCACATGAGAGCAACTGTTTTAAAATCGACTCGCAATGATTCACTGTATGCGCAGTTACCAAACTGCGTTTCATTCTTCAACAAAGATATTCTCGCTACCTTGGAAGTAGGTCGAGAGTATGAGTTTATGATTGTTGGTTACAGCAAGTCTACTAAACCTGCTGATGGTTTGCCTTCCGCAGTATTCTTAGATTTGGTAACAGAACAAGATGTATTGGTAGAAGCTCCTATTCTTTCTACCAGCGGTTCGATGTGTGTCACTTCTACTTTCCACAAAAAGTTTGGTGATATTTACCCGGGTATGCACTCACCTGTGCCTGTTGTAGATAATACTAACAATACGTTCTACGATATGCCTACATTTCCACAACCTATCATTCCGATATGGATTAGAAAAACACCTAATAATTATCGAGCTATAGGTGTAGAATCGTATGAGCATATTCAACCAGTGTTTGCATTACGCCCTGATATTCAACGTGTGCAAAATGCTTTAGATGATCGGCACAATACATGGTCCGATTATATAAAGAATCCTGAAGGTAAGAACCTTCAACAACTCTATGATGATGTTCGTACACGTCATGGTATCGTAAAACAAAACGCGAATTTTGTGTTCGCCAACTAAACTTTATAGGTACAAATATATGTCAACTAAAATTTCAATAAAAACTACCAGCGTGACCGTAATTCTAGCATTAAAAGAATTACAAACCTGTCTTGCTCGGTTACATACAACACCAGCAGTGTGTTCTAATCTAGCGCTGTCTGGTTTATTTAATCTGTCTGATGATGCTGATATTTATCGTGCAGATTTACGTTTGGATGATGCTCACACATTATATCCAATTTTTGCTAATACTATGCGTGACGTGTTATCTGTATCTTATAATAAGTTAGTCTCGGTTGAAACTACTTTGCAGATTGAAGTTTATTCTGGTATGCTTGCACTTCTTGCAAACAGTATTAAGACTTGTTCTGATATTCAAATAGACTTGATTTAAAGGAAATATAAAATGAAACCAGAGTCCGGTAAAATTTACACGTTACATCAAATTCTAACTCAACTCACTTTGAAAGATAAGCCTTGCTTAACATTTTTCCATTGTGGTGCATCGTGTGTTATACAAGATAACCACGCCACTGATTTATTAGCGTTACCAAAGTGGTCTGAATCCACATGGCGTTTTATTCGCACTACACACGAATCAGTACCCGTATTCCAATTCTGGTTAACTCCTGAACTACCTATAACAGATTTGGTCGATATAGAAGATGATAAATATTATCACGATTCTTATTGGGTAACACCTAAAGGTATGCCTTGCGAACAAACCAACAGTTAATTGTTTAGAAAAGGGTTAGCTATGTCCGCTTGTGTGCGTTTTATATGTGGTCCCGCAGTGCTCTCCTCCGTAACTATAGGTGGTCTCCACACGTTATTGAGCACTGTGTTCAAAGATACAGTATATTCTCTATTGCACATGATTTTGCAGAAAATCTAGTACGCCATACAGATTGTGTATTGCATACTTCTACTGTGCGTTTGCTGTATGATTCTATTATAGATTTTATACATGGACTCATATTAAGTGTTTTGCAATACGCGACTCCGTCCAGTATATTACCTGTATTGGAACAAATAACGAAACTTCCTGCACCAACAGAATTGTTTTATTTTGTTGAAGCCTTGGAATTATGTGTTGAAATGAACATTCCATTAATTTTATCATCTGGAAGTATATAAATGAAACAGAAGTTTTTAAATTGGTTTTTAAAGCACGTCATTGCTTATGTTAAACCTAAATACACCGATATTATGCTAGACATTGAAACTATAGGTACTCGTCCTGGTGATTCAGTGCTTGCAATAGGTGCAGTTGGTTTCGCACGACCTCCACAAAAATTTGCAAAGCGAATGTGGGTACGTTTAGTAGATTGGTTGAAACTACCTTATCCGCATTTAACTAAACCATTCTATGTTACTATCAATCGTAGTAGTAACGTCTTCCACGGACTAAATGAGGACGAGGAAACTATAACGTGGTGGACAACTAAACCAGAAGAAGCTCGCGTTATATTTGATTTTGCCGAACGTGATGGTACTACTTTGCCTTTAGCGCTAATAGCGTTTAGAGATTACTTCAATGAGTTCCCAAAAGGTTCTAAACTATGGGGATGTGGTTCTGAGTTTGATGTGCCTATATTGCGACACGCTTATTATCATTGTAGTATGGAAGAACCGTGGAAGTTCTTTAACCTAGCTTGTTACCGCACATTGAAAGGTTTCTATCCTTCTCGTAAAATAATTCGTGAAGGCATTTACCACAACGCTCTTGATGATGCAAAGAATCAAGCAGTTCACGCTATTTGGCTTCTAAACAAATTGGGGTTATAGATTATGTCTGCTCTTATAGCATACACACCGTCTACTGGACCCGCAATCATAACTTTAGTTTCAGACGAGGATCTAAGAAGGTTGATAGAGTACAAACTTCCATTTGTTTCTAAGTGGCCTAAAACTTTAAACATGTTTTTAGGTAGCAATGGGAATGAACTTGGAATGTCAAATCGTATGATTGCCGAGTTCCATTATTTCCTATTGCATCTAATGAGTATACTGTCAAGTGAACTGCACAAAGTGCCGCAGATTCATCCAACCGATGAAGTGTATTTGTTGAACACTGTAACCATATTATTTCACATTGTAACAACTGCGCATTTAAGTGGCGACAAAATAAGTATTGTAGGTGTGGAAGATATTGTCATATCAGATTCATTAGATATGAAAGGTGATTATGTTGGTCGCGCCTTTGTGTCGGATGTATTTACGAAATCTGGTGATACACCTATCTATATGTCTGGATGCAAGATGACGTACGGTGTAGGTCATTTTCTTGATACTGTCGAAGTCATGCGCAATAATGAATGTGTGTATCAGGGACCAATACTTAAATTGGTACGATTTAAAGATGATATAACTGAGGTAAAAGCGAGTATGGAATTCGGTATTAATATTGATTTTCCTACAGAAGAAGGTGATGTAATATTTTTTAAAACGCAAGAAATTTAATTCCTGATTTTTCACATAAAGTTCAATAGGTAATGGTATGGCGGATAATGAAGAAGATTTTGAAGATTCTAATGAGATAGATTCGGAAGATTACGATGACGAAGATATTGATGAGGAGCAATTATAATGCAACTCACTTCTGATAACGTAGTTAGTGTATTTGAAGAATGTCTTACGCAAATGGACGGCGTTGCATACATTGATGCCAAAGCCCTTCGTTTAGACGTAAAGTTTAATTCATTAAAGTTAGAGCTGCACCGTAAAGATATTATTACAATGCTTGCAGAATTACCGCAAGATTTCTGTAGTACCTCTAAAACACAAGGTGCCTCATTTTTAAATATGTGTATGCGCGACGATGACGTCCAATGGACAGGCACACATGCTATAATGGATATGCTTACCGCGCTTGGTCTCGCTGCAGGTTATGTTAGTTTTATTTTGCCGAGAGAAATGTGGAAGGTACTACCTGGTGGTATGCCTTACATTAGAATTGATTGTCCTACACTTAACTTAGAGAAAATTGCTATGCCAAAAGATACTGCTATAACTTTTGAAGACGAACATCCTAATCAGTTTGAGGGTCAGGATATGGAAATAGATACGGACGATGTTGCCGAAGCTGTAGAGAGTGCTATGCGCGATCAATTTCCTGATGAACCTCTCGATGATGACGAAGATGATTATGGTTACGAGGATGAAGATAATGAAAGTGACTTAAATCCAAAGCAACCACCTGCATTCATTACAGTCGATGGTGTAACGTACGGCGATACTACCGCACTCGCGGACCATACATTTGATAAAGATGTATTGGCACTTGCAATAGCGTCGGCACCACGTTACGTATCAAACGAAACTGGTGAGCTTGTTCCTGAAAAAGAAGGTGAGTCGGATAACGGTGCACCTGATACGGAATTTAGCTTGCCTGCATAGTTTGCATCCTGTTTTAAAATATGATATAATGAGCTATACCTATAAAGAATATCCTGTCTGCACTTTATAGGTATAGCTCATAATCAATATTGAAATGTTTGTAAACTTTTGGAGGAGGTACGTTTTTGACGTAACTACTATGAAAAACAAGCGTAAGAATTTCTTACGAAAACGTCACCGCAAAATAGTTAAGAGTGTTAGAAAGATTGTTACTAATCGCGACCTCTTTCTATTTATGCTTTCCATAGCCTTGTTAGTGTAGGTAATTATTATGCTACGTGTAGTAGATGATGTTTACGATGGTACTGGTAATGTACGTTACGAATTCAATGATGGTAGTTCTGTAACGTGTAAAGAAATCCATTCAACACGTCCACCTAGTTTGGATCGTGTGAGTGGTGAATTCACCAAAGCTCAATGTGAGGCAGTCGTTGCGTACGGTCGCCTTAAAATAAACAACAATGAGGTTTCGCAATGAAAACTAAATACACTTGTAAAGGTTGTAGCAAGAAGATTGACCCGAAAACTTTACCTCTGAAAATGAGAGCGTACACGCCTGTTAATGCTTGTGCGTTCTCTGTGGCAGAAATCGAATGTTCTCACAAAGGTTGTGAACACCGCGAATCTGTTTTGATACCAGCTGGTACATTGTTTTCTGACGTACCTAAAATGTTGGAACGGGCTCTTGTTAATGCTCCTGTTTCACCCTCATTCACACTAGTGGTAAATGTAGCATGAGTAAAACAACTGTAGGCTTAAAGAACGCTTTAGAGCATACGCAGACGGCAGCGCGAGCTGCCTTGGCAGAGCAACATAACGCCAATTCACGCAAGACAGCAATTGAATTACTGTGTGAGAAATCGGACTCTGTGGTAGCATTAGATTCTATCTTTGCACACCTTAGTCCTAAGTTGTCTTACTTTGAAGTTGTAGAAACGCCATTAGCTAAAGAGGTTTCTCTAACGGATTTGAAAACTGTTCTTACAGTGTCTCTAGGACAGCACAATAATCTTATTGCGCAGTTTGGCATCTTGCAGAAAATTTCGTGTTTTGAAGTTATGTGTGAGGTGTACGAACAAGACGGTGAGGCCCATATACGCTATATGCGAGTGCCGGAATGTTTAAATAGTTTTCTACCTAGCACTGTTGGTGTTATAGCTAGACTACAACTGCCTATGATAAATACTTTTTTCAGAGACGTTCCTACGTTTTCATACAGCGGTGGTGATTATTTTTACCACTATCTACCTATTACTAGTCTGCCTGTTGCCGTGTTAAATTTCTGCGATACCATATTTGATATGGGCACTGGTACTATTTATAAAAGTCGTAATGACTTTGCAGGTGAAACATTCAAGCAACACTTGTTTAAACTACCTGTTAATGTTGTTAAAACCCTAAATTTAAAAACTAACAAGAGACCTTAATCATGCCTATGTCATTTCCAACACACGAATCAGTTGTTAACCGCGCTAAGCAACGTGGCTTTAGAGCTCCATGTTTTCAAGAAGACGAAGATCATTACCGCACAGCATTCGCCAATTTCATGGTAAATGTAGATCGCTTGGAGTCTAGTGAAATTCGCACAGCCTCTAGCAATTCTCAAATGAACGCTATGCACAGTGTTTTCGATTTGTTACGCAAACCAACGCTCAAATCCACTCCTCTAGTTCAAATGGAAACAGAAACGATTCCTCTGTTGAAAGAGTTTTACTTAGAAGCGGAACATGTGTGGGATAACGATGTAACTAAGTCTGAGCAATTGGATCCAGTGCGTCTGTATCACGCTGAACTTGTTTATGCTGCTGAAAAGTTTGCATTGTTGGCGGATCAAGTTAAAGAAACTATTCGCAGATTAGAAATTGATATACAATATCAGAAAGATATTGCGAAGGAAGAAGCCGAGAAAGAAAACACTAACAACGACATTTAACGTAAAGGTAAATATCATGCAAATATCAATAACGGTCGATACAAACAATGTTACTGATAGGCTTAATATTCCTATCACTGAATTTGAAACGATGGTTTATTCTATTCGATCATTCGCAGATATATCATTTGTTAGCAACAAACGCCGCAAATGTGCTACCTGTGCTAAGCGCAATGTACCTATGTTAGTCTCCGCAGTTTACGCAGCAGTTAAAGATTTTATATTACATAACGACTATGAAGAAAATATCGTAGATAAAAACTTTATAAATCTAACACGATTTATGGGACTAATCCAAACAGCTCAGCTTGAAAAACAAGCGGTACACTTCAACAAAATTGCAACTAGAAAGGACGTGTAACATGTCAAAACTTTATCTCGCAATATTACCATTGTTATTGGGAACCCTCGCACTGTCTGTTTTGTGCGACTTCAACTTCACTGCACTAATCGCTACCATTAAATCAATTGCACCGCTTGACTGGCATGCTATTGGTGTTTCAATCTTCTGCGGCAGTTTGATTGGTTGGGAACGCATGTTGCGCAAGAAAGAACTTGGTATGCGCACAAGCATCTTTATTATTCTAGGCACTTACATATTCACCGCAATATCTGTACACGTTACAGGTAGTCAAGTAGACCCAACACGTATCATTGCACAGATAGTTTCTGGTGTAGGCTTTCTTGGTGCTGGTGTGATGTTTACGAAAGATAACAAAGTTAGCGGCCTCACTTCTGCTGCCACTATATGGTTCCTTGCCGCGTTAGGTGTATGTATTGGAATAGGTTACTTACCTGTTGCTGTAATACTTGCTACAGTAGGCGTAACTTTGTTAATAGTTATCAATGAAGTGGATGACGCTATTGTTAAGAAATCTAAAAACTTATTCTCTAGTAAACCCGTATATAGGGTGTCTGTCAAAAATAATGTTTTGATGCCTGACACCTATATTGTGCAGCGCAAAACAATGTTTGGTATTTGGTGGCAAGTTGGCGAGGACTATGAAGAGGTAGATGGTGCCATTCGAGCAGCTTGTCGTTTACGTGCAGATTCCCATAACAGAAAAGCAATCATAGGATAACATAATGGAAAACTTACAAGATAAAATCCGCAACGTATTATCACAGTTTGATGAAGACTCGTACAACTATGCTACAGAAGTGGCTGCACTGTGTATCACGGCAATTGCAATCGAACTAGGTGGTGGCAAGTTATATCAGTTACTCGATGGTGTGCTACCTGTATTGCAAGAAGTAGCCTCTAGTTCAAAACTCTCTAAACAATTACTTCCAGACACTGTTAAACCGAAGCAGTTCAAGCAAGACGTACAGAATTTAGCCTTGTACGTTCTTAGATTGGAATACACCAAGTTGTACTACGTGTCTAAACAATTGGACCAGTTGAAACGTCAGGTATCTACTTCCTCTGCCATGTTTGCTTCCGAAGTTGGCGTATCGGACGATATAGACAGCCGCATTATTAAAACACGACAACGCATTAAACAAATCACTACACAGTGGACTTCTCTCACTGCTGAAAAACTAACTTTAGTAGTACCTGACGAGAAATAAAAATGTTTTACTACATTCAATGTTTTGTAGAATGGTTGCTGTGGGCAATTCTATTTACCGTAGCTTTATTCCCACAATACCTTAAAATCAAAGAAACTGATAAACCTAAGATTATACTTCGGGCTGGCATACTTTGGTTTATTATGATGATTGCTATGTTGCCTATACACAAGCAACATGTTATAGAGGAGAAGTCGCATGACCAGGCCAGTGTGGAAATTAAAAATAGTTAGTAGTAACATAGAAAAAGCAGCATACCATGTTACGCAGAAAAAGTTATCTGTTACGTTTAAGTCGGGTAAGAAGTATATTTATTCTGACGTGTCCGTGAAAGAGTTTATGGCATTTACATTAGCAGAATCTCAAGGTAAGTATTTAAACGAATTTATCAAACCTGTGAAAGAAGTCGAGGAAATAGAATGACGAAAATTGTAGGTACCACAAAGTGTGATCGTAAATTAAGTCTTGCTAATCTAGTCGCCGCCAATCTGAACAGTTTAGGTTACGCTGCCTCTGTTTTACAAAATGTTACCAACTCTGCGGGTACGCACAAAGATACCTGCTTGGTAGATAGTAATCTAGGTCGTATTCATGTTACTGCCCAAAGTCAATTAAAGCCTAATGGTTTTATTGATCTTGATTTTGGTCACGACGACCAGAGCTTCACAGTAGATAAAGCCTTCTTTGCATTTGGCTATAATTCTACTGACAACACTGGAAGAACCTTTGTGTTCATGTTGAATGCGAGGCACATAGTCGGTAAAAAGAAATTGCTTGTTTCTGAAATGAAACAGTTAGCAGAAAAACAACCATTAAGTTTTATTTGTTGAGATATAATCATGACCAAATTAAAACCGTTACATAAGTACGAACAAACGCCAATGGTCGAAAAGACTTCGGAATTGTTGATGCGTATCATACTGATGGAAAAAGAGAATCCGAATTTTAAAATACCGTCAGATGTTGATCCAGGATTTGGATATAAAGTAATGAAGGCACGACTTGATGCTGTCAACATTACAGTGTATCAACCACTTATGGTATTCCTAGTAGATTTGTGTGAATCACCTGCGGATGTTGTTCTGTACGCACATTCATTACACTACATTGCTGTAAGTAAAAATAAGACACACATTAATATTGATGATGTGTGTTTCGCATACGCTAACGGTTTTCCAAATGCAGATCAAAAGCAATTAGCGTGGGATGCTCAGAAAAGTAAAGATCGTGAGTATCCGGGTAACTTGATTGATAACTTTGACAATTGGGGTGTGTGATGGACGTAAAAGAAATTTTAGCTTTGGCTGAAGAAGTTAAACTTATTGTACCATACGCGTGGCGCTACTCTGAACACTACAAGTTAGTACATGCTTCAAATCAAGGTGTTATCGAAGGTAGTAAAGAAATAGCTGCCGTAAAGTATGATGCGTTTGGTGAATACTTCGATGCTCTACAGCCTGCAAATTTAATACCGTTGTTGCAGCAAATTCCAGATAATACGGAGCGTGACAAGTTACTGAACTTGTTGCACGACCATAAACTGGATGACGACGGTGAGCACGAACTGATTCAAATGTTTGCTGCCGACTTCAAGAAACTAGTTCGATCTTATTTTCCAACAGCGATAGATGTTACGCGATTTACCGATGTTGTTAGCAGTATGCAAGATCATACTAGTTGCTTCTCTCCGTACGTTTGGAGCGACTAACTGTAAATAGTGTAATACATGTAATCAAATGGAGTTTTATTATGTACAGCAAGGTAGTATTAGGAAATAAATCAAGTTTACCTCACCAATCTGCAATAGAATTTACTGTGTCTAGTTTTAGAGAACTGTTACTAACATTACATAGTATCTATTACGTGGCACCCGTTACTATTGTGCGAGAATGTAACAGAAATGTTGTTTTACTGTCTGGACAACCCGTCGGACACATTGACACATTTCCAGCTGACTATAAAGGTTAGTAAAATGGTTAAACTAAAGGGTTTGCTAAAACCTAAATACGTGCACCGTGACATTGTTGTACGTTACGACAACTTACGGTTGTTTCGTCAGTTGTGGTTACGTGATTTTAAAAAGCTAACGTGTGCACCTAATTTCTTTATTGCAGATGATGGAAGTGTTTGGGTATCTTATAATGAAGTCGAACTCAGGCAATATTGTAAGATATATAAATTCAATCCGTATGTATCACATAAAGAATATTTGCATAGTTATTTTGATATGAATGACCGAATCGCCTGTAAGTATTATCATTCACAAGATACTGTGTTAAATCCAAAATTCTCTGAAATCCCAAGAGACGTTTTCTATAAAAAGAATTTCGGACCTATGTCTCTATCTTCGTTCGATAGAAAACTTAGAAAAGAAATGAAAGTACAATCGGAGAAATATTATAATGACCCTATCATTTGACGCACAGTTTGATGCGATCTTTAGAGACAACAAAGAGTTTGCCCAAACCCCGTCTGTTGTTTCATTGCCAGCAGGTAAACAAAATGCAACAGGACCATCTGTCACAGAAATGTATGACCCACAACCTAAAACCCTTTATGTTGGTCGAATTACAGAACAATCCACGCAATACCGTGGGAATCGTAGTAAAAGTATCTAAGGCTGCAAAACCTTATGTTACTGTTATGGATTTAGATAAGCAGGCAGTTCGCATATTGCAGCTATCCAGAGTGACAAAAGTTTTGCAAGAAAAAGTATTACCATACAACATTAAAAAGAGTGAGTAAATATGTTTGATTGGGCCGTACACGTAAATCCTATACATCTACCACACGCTGATATTAATTCTAATCCTATTCGATACAAGAGTGGTCGAATTCACGCGCGAAATCCAGAAGACAGCTACTTACCTTACGTATTTGTTGGCGATGATTACCACCATGTGTACATTAACTATGCGCTGATTGCCTCCGTGTTTATGCCTCACATTCGCATGATAACACTAGCTGGTAGGAATAATCTCTTACTTGCAGGCGATAAAGAAATAAAACACATTGATTTGTTAGACGGTCTTTTTATCTACCGCGATATATCGGAAGTGTACACCGCCTTAATAACAATCATGTGTGATGAACTAAGTGAACTATCATTGTATAATCAGACTGTCTTAGATGATAAGGTCGTTACAAACATTAAGCGATTCGATGTGTTGGTAGCTATATCCAATCCTAATGCTGCTTTGTTGGAAAAAGTTTATGCGGATATAAAACATCATGACCTTGACTTCAACTGTCTGGATACAATTATATTAGAGTATGACCAGATATCGGAAGAGGAACGAATTGTTGACCGTTTCGCGTATGACTATGACTTCATTCAAAACAGTTTTAAATATCCTGATCACTATTTAAGTTTCCAAGATAACCGTGTGAACCAGAATTTTGAAATATGTAGCGCACAACATTTGGTCCAGTTACTTACGACACAACTTGCGAACGATGATTTTGAATTGTTTAATGAGTTGAAGGCATCGGTACTGTTACAAACTAAACGACTGTTGGCAGAAAGCGAGAGAAATAAAATCAAAAAGCGTAACCTGATTGCAAATAAACCGAAAAAGAAAAAGGCCCGAAAATGAAAGTAACATACTTCACAGGTATTGAAAAGCGTGTGATTGCTCCCACTAGCTTACCTAATAAGAACTCTACGGCTGAACAGCTCAAGTTACACGGTTTTGTTGCCGCGCGTAATCACATATCGCAGTATAAAGGTCGGTATCAACGTATTGCAGATTATGCTTCTACATTAGAAGGTGTTGTTATAATTGCCTGCCCTCTTATAAAAGAAGTAGATCAGCTTGCCATGTTACTCGATGCCAATATCATAACTGGCAATACATTAAGTGCAGATAGAAAACGAATATTTGAAAACATGGTAAGTGGTTCAAATAAAATCACTTGCATAACTTACCCATTGCTGCAAGGTTTGGGTGTACGTTTGAACGTAGATCATTTTATCCATACCAGTTACACGAAATATGGAATGCAGATCGCAGCTCCCCTTTACACAATGAAAGTAGGTACGTTCCATCAAATTGTTGACAATTGCTCTATGAACGTGGTAATACCTAGTTACATAAAAAGTTTGTATGATGCTGGCCTGTCTATAGAAGAAACTAACAAACCGCAAGTGTTCCAAAAACGAAATTCTGAATATGAAGATTGAAAAATAAATATGAATGTGCTATAATGCGATAAGCGCTAAAGAAACTTCCTTTCGCCGACATTGTAGGTATAGCTGATAGGCAACATTCGGAGAGTTTAATGGATTTACAACAATTAATAATCGCTGGTATAAAATCAGGCATTTCCGTTCCGATTGACATAAACGATTTTGATAGAGAAGTTTATCCACACTTTGCCGTGTACTACAGGTTGTATCTTTCTATACTACCTAAAACGTATACGAATTATTTTCAAACCGCTACTGTAATTGCGCGAGTTCCAGAAGAGCACATAAGACACCTAACTCCTGCACATTTTGTCGCACTAGATTTATGTAGTCCTGAGGGTCTGAATGTTTCTGAGGAAGATATACATAAAGCAGCTTTAGATTTAGTTTCATGGCAACATGATTTTGTTGCATGGAATAGGAGTAGTAAGGCGAGCGTTTCTCGCTTCGCATGGAATGCTGTTAGAGTGAGTAGTGTGCAGTCGTAGATTAACACACTAAAACATTAATCGTAAGGAGAATTATTTTATGTCTTGAACTTTATTTGGAGATTTTTATGAACGCTCAATTATCTATGACTCGTGTGTTTGATGATTCACTGCTTGTGTTTTTACGTCAAAATGCAGTAGAAGGTGAAACTCTGGAATCACTTATTGCTGATGTGTTTGACGAAATGTATTCGGAAGAAAACGGTCCGTTATTAGCACAGTTCGCTCTCATTGCATTAGACAAGATGGGAATGCGCCGTGTTATGGCAGCCGCTTTATTAGAATCATTACACAGAGCAGCCACTCACCATTTGGACATATATGGATATGTAGATCGACTAGAGCGCGTGTGTAGACGCAAAGCCTGTATACCTGTTCACAATGGAATAACACATAACAATAGAATTGGGGTACATCGTCCCAACTTATAAAAGGTATAACATGTATCATCTAGGATTTGATGTTTGTGTGCCCAGAAAGAACGCATCTAACTTCGATACCTTACGTAAACGATTTTGCAAACGAATGGTTGTCTTACACAAAAAGATTGCCAAACAGTTTAAGCATAACGTCCGATCTTGGGAATATCGTAGTGTAGGTCGCTGTTCTTTCTGTGGTAAACACCAAGTTTCAAAGTCAAACAAATTGACTAGATTAACTAGAATAGATAGAGCCTTTATTTTAAACAATTACACTTGGTGTGAAAGCTACACGCACCAAATAAAGTGTCATGGTTTACGTCCTACTAAAGCGTTCTATTTGCTTATACTGAAAACAACATCTAAATGGATTCCTCTTAATGAGGATGAAATGAAAGTTGTAAATAACAGTAGCAACTAAACTCTCGATAGAGATTATACTAATTTATCGAGCGTTTTATCATAAGCTGTTTATACAAGGCTTATCAACTATAGCCGCAGTCTATTGGCTATCAAATATAGGTATTACCTATCACAAGGAAATATAAATGGCAAATCAAGTACAAAAGCATGTTTTTGATATTGTTGTTGCATATATCGAACATGTGTCTAAATTTCATTCCTATGTAAACTCTCTAAAAAATCTCAGTGCGCAAGCGGAACTTCGCCGACACATTTCTGAACTACAAAATCAAACAAAAGGTGTACAACAATTAGCTGCGTCCGGGGGACTAGCTACGGCACCAATAAAGTCTTTCACGAAATTCTTAGTAAAACTAAATAAAAACTTAGATGCTCTAGATCGTGGTATAGAAATAGGAACCATAGCATCGGCTAAATCGTTTCGTGACAGCTACAAAGAAGTAACACTTCCTATTGTGCGAGATATTATTGCACACTCTAAAACCCTGGAACCAAATATGTCAGAAGACGACTTGGTAGGGGAAATCAAATTCGCAAAACAAAAGAACGCAAGTAAGGCAACCGTCAATATGATGGAACAGACCTTGAAAAATATTAGGGGTGAAAAAATATCAGAAGCTGATGTTGTTTCTAAAGAGAATAAGGTCGCTCACCAACAGCTGGAAGCATACCGTAAATTTGCTAGTCGTTTACCTACCACGTTAAAAGGTAAACAATTCTTAATGTTAGAACTCCCCGTAGTACCTGCTATCGACTTCACCGCGTTAGACCCTAAGTTTCTACGAACAACAGGCTTAGACTACACGCACATAGCTGACTCATTCATCGTATTCAACAACCAATACTTACTGGCATTCGATTATGCTATTGCTACTACACCTGTAGGTGAATCTGTAGGTAAGAAAGTTGTTCGTAAATCCGCCGACTCGGTGACTTTCAAGAATAGTAAAGTTGCTGTTTTGGATGAAGATGGTGATGTGCTATTAGATGATGACGGTAAACCAATCACAGAAACCAAACGTGTTGCAAATACAAACACTTTGGCTGCACGTAAACGTACCGCAGAACATTTAAAGCTACAAGAAGATTTCGTACTTAAGGTACTTGATCGTATAAATTCTAAAGCCGGTACCGATTACACTTTAATGTCCTCACACTTTGAATTTTGTCCTGCGAACGGTCGTATCGCTTTAGCTTGGATTGTACCACGTGCTGTTAAGAATCAATTCGCACGTAAAGGTAACATGGCTGATGCGTCATGGGGCTGGCCGTGGGATTCTAACACAACCAGTGCGCTCTAATGGAGAGTAGGCATGGAGAAGTATACTAGCGGTGACTGTACTATATGTACTAAGTATTTCTCTTTGCTCCATTGGCACCACACTATACCCCAGGCACTTGGTGGGGTAAACAGCCTGCAAATTCCTTTATGTTCTGACTGCCATAACGTATTACATGCACATGCAAATGCTATTGTAGCACGTATACGCAGTTTAAAACCTATTAAAAAGAATTTCTGGCCAAGACCTGGTGATCTTGAGCGAGCGCAAAAATGGCTTGAGATACTGGTCCAATCTATTCTTCATCCACCTGTACAACAGGAAGATAAAGAGTACAAACTACAAACTACGGTACCCGCAAACATCCACGCTGGGTTGATGATGTTGAAGTCTGAACTTCCTCAATTGAAAAGTTTAGATCAAGCGGTACTGTATTGTATAGCGCATACGCTAAAATCTAGAGGACTACATAATGACAACCGTAGAACGGAACGTACAAGCAAAGGTGAAAGCGAGTCTGAAAAGCCAGCAACTGACCTGTGGTGAGTGTGTCGGATTTTGTACAGAGATTTTAAAGGATAAAAAGTTATGTAAAGGTGTAGGTATAATCGCATCTGATAAACCATGCAAACAATTTAAGCCCGATAGCGGTAAGTTATCTACACTTATTGATTCTAAGGGTACGTTCGGTGCGCTAGCCGAACTAATGAATTGTATTCCAGAAGATAAACTACGTTTAGTTGGTGCTGCATTTATGCGCGAACACAGAACGAGACTCGCTGGCTATAATATTGGTCAACGTGTTTATGTCCGTTATCGCGGTATGACAAAATCAAACTATCTGTCAAATTTCATGCTTGCATATATTTTGTTTGCAGATAATGACATGATACGTGTTACAAGTAAAGATGGTAAATGTTGCATGACGTTTTGTGGTAATGCCACAGACGCTATTATTTCATACGATGCGTTCCAACCACTGAAAGAAAAGATGGTGAAGAGCGTACGCTATGTTGATCCAAATGTTCAACGTCTTGTATCTAAACGTATTCGTTGTGAAGAAGAATATGAATTAGGTGTGACTGATGTAATTGATCGTATCGAAATCGTTACGATTGACCGCGTATTCAAAGAAAGCGGTATTAAGAAAAATAAGACTAATGCTCCTAATGATCTTGTCGCTATTGTTAATGCAATCGAAAGTGGTTTCGATGTTAAAGCTGTTTCTAAGAAAAAGAAACAGAAATCGGATACCACATTAAGAAAAACTGCGCATGAAAAAGGCGTATACAGCATTGACGTTAACGGTTAAGGTGAATCATGTCACAACACTCCCTATATAATACTATTCGTAAGTTGGGTGATGATGTTGAATTGCTTTCTATAGCAGAAGCTATTTTACTCCATGTTGTAGGTGTTGATGATGCCTATACATGCCAACGTAAGTTTAAAGATCTGATTGAAAGAAAGAACTTTGAGTATAGTGCGCAAAAGTTTAGACTTGTTATCGCCTCTACGGCTTACATAAACATAAATTTAAAATTCTTCGTGTTGAATGTAATGCAGCGCCGACCCACTGTACAACGTATTCAAAAGTATTTGGATATATTTGATATTTCTAGGAATGATGCCGTAATACTAAGGTCATTATTACAGAAAAGTGAATTCAAGCGAGCAATGTCTCAGGCAGCGGCTAAAGTACCTGAGAACCTGATTACAGAAGGTGCGTATAAATCTGTATTCAAAACATTCAAAACAATTTATCCTGATCTGATGAAGCACATACGTAGTAAAACATTTACCAAGTTAAGGTTCTTAACTGTATCATCTAATACTGAGTTCTATGACTTGCACATGGAATTGATGTGCAAAGCATTGCAAACTTATATCAAAATGGTACCTATTCAGAAAAGTGAATTGCATGTGGCTAATATCATACGCACCTCGCTTAATAATCACACCATTAATATGATTAAATCTTACACCACACAAAAACGTGCGCGTATAATTAATTCAGGTGTAAAGGATGGTTTTGGCCAAACTCGTTTTGATCTAGTTACTGTTTCTGAAAATCAATTGTTGAAAGCCTTTGGTGTTGCAGAAGGTGAAGAAATTGGATTAGATGACTTGCGTGATGCTGGTGCATGTTTTGATGATGAACGTGCTCGTGATAGTGAACTTAACTTCCAATCAATAATTCGTAGATATGGTGTAACCGCAAAGCGTAAGACGTTGTTAGAATTGTTAGCGTGCCAAGAGCATAAACGCTTTTCACGTTTCCTTCGCCGTCGTGCGAAAATAGATGCGTCAAAAGACAATGTTGATTTCTATGATACAGCAGGACAAGAAGCCTACTTTGATAACGTGTGCAGATTCTTACATTTATGTGAAGACAAAGCCCGCAAGTTTGTAAAAGAAGTAGGATATTCCGCGTATCCAGAAATCGCAAAACAATTGGAGACAAGTGATGCAGCAGCAGCCATCGCAGAATAACGTACAAGCATTATCTGCCGAAGATGCGGAGAAATTGTATTTCAATTCTTTCCCTGTTGTTCGGCCAGATGAGTACAAGCGTCAATTGTTGTATTTAACCTATGCAACAATAAAAGAGAATGTTCGTATAACTACCAATAAACTTGCTTGGTACTTAGATACGCATTTTTCATTCGTTGAAGCCGATGTTCAGATAGCCGTAAACGCATTATCCAATAGTGCGATGTATGGTACTGTTACTAAGTTTGTATTACCAGCAGCGCCAAATAGAAAACGCGCTATCCAACTATCACTTAAACCTACTGAAGGTTCAACGATAATAAATGAATGGATGGATTTAGTATTAAAAACTAATCCTGAATTCGCGAGTCTGGTGGCTCCAACCATAGTGTAAGTACGGTGACGTTATGCAGATATACGACCAAAGTGTTGAAATGATTTGTATTAAAACACTAACGAGTCTGAAAGTCCCCGAACTTGTACGGAGTAACTTACTAGGCAAACTCTCTAAAGAGTTTTTCCATTATCCTCCGTGTCAAGCGGCATTCAATCGTATTGATAACATTGCAAAGAAACGATTTGCTTTGATTGATTTCGACGAACTTGTTAGTGACCCTGCCGTGTCAGAGGAATTTCGTGATATTCTACGGGAATCTGACGCTGAACACGCGCACAGTAAAAAGAAAGTAAAAAGTATTGTTGAGCTGTTGGACAACTACCGTAAGATTCGTATTGTTTACGATATGTGTAATGATGCCTTAGAAAAGGTAGAATCTGAGGACGTTGATGTTGAGAAACTGCTAGGTGCTTTAGGTGACAAGCTATTATCTGCACAACGTAATATAGGTGTAGAAGATGAGTTTGTACACTTTGGTAAGAACAGTAACTCTGCAAAATTGATTGAAGAAGCTGTCAACAAAACAATCAATGAAATGTACAAAACTGGATTTACAGAATACGATGATCGTAATGGTGGTGTACCAAAAGAAGGTGTGATGATTATTGGTGCCACCACTTCTGGCGGTAAATCTACGGTGTTGATGAACTTACTTATCAACATACATCGCTTGAACAGAGTTAGTACCAAACGTATATCACTTGAGATGGGTGATATTCAAGAAATTCAAAGAATGGGTTCTAGGTTAAGTGGTGTACCTTTCTGGAAAATCAAGCAAGGTAGAATGTCTCCTGCGGAGAAGCAGAGATTCTTAAAAGCATTCAAAGATTTTGAAGCGTTTGGTGTGGAAAACGATTGTACATTTTCGTCAATCAGTCCTACTAAAGGTATGACTATTGATGATGCCTTTCGTGCTGTAAAGCCTTTTGGTCCAAAAGTAATAGGTCTCGACTACGTTAGTTTGCTTGAAGGTGTCGATGAAGACAATCAGTGGCGTGTACTAAGTGCTATCATCCGTAAAGCTAAAATATTCTCTAGGGAAGCTAAGTGTTTAGTAATCATATTGTGTCAGATTGATGGTGAGACGAATAAGATTCGCTATTCACAAGGTATGAAAGAACACGCTGATTTAGTTTGGACTTGGAACTACGCTAAAAAAGAACAACGTGAACTTCGTATATTACCTATTGAGGTTTCTAAAGCTCGTGATGGTGAATTGTTTTCGTTTAATCTCGGTGAGCGTTATGATGTTATGCGTGTTGATAACATGTCGGATACAGACGGCGGTTCTGAGTTTAACGGTCGACACAAAGATGATTCTGATGATGGTGATGACGTTCCGACTAAATCTTCTACAAAAAAGAAAGACAAGAAGAAAAAGAAGAAGCGCAATTTGTTAGAGGAAGAATCTGATGACCAACAGAATGATGAGTCTCCCGTTCTAGCATAGATGAGGTCATAATGAAAACAAACCCTATAATGGGGGTGTACGATAAAACAGACGATGTTAGCCCAACTATAAATCCTAGAAGGGCATCATCTGCTAAATCTTTTTCTAAATTGCTTAGAAATCGCGCTAGAAAAATACGCGATTATCACATACGTGTTCATTTGGAGTCACAACCTAATATTACTTTAGGTAGAGCAGTCCCTGTTAATACGTATGTTGCTGAGCAGCTACGAGAAGAAACGTACACAACCATACCCGATGTTGATAAACAAATACATCCAGTGTTCGGTGTTAATCAAGAATTAGTTGAATCTAATATACCTGAGCGGCAAGCCTCTGAAAGTATTGATGTTTTAAACGAGTTTGAAATTGATGTGGATGAAGTAAATGCTTTTAAAGATTTACTGAACGACCTTACAGAATCTACACAATCCATTATACTGCGAGATTGTGTAGCAAACTTTATTGCTTTCGATAATGCTTCTTCTACCACTCAGGCTATTATGCGTGATGGTTTAAACATTAATATGGAGGTTTCAGCGGAAGTCGTACCTGCATTAGAAAACATTGCGCGTCTATCTGTGACAAGCCATTTCCTTTCTAGGTCGAATTCAATACCTGATAACATTAAAAACGTGTATTTGCGCGAGGTAGCGAAACTACTTGCTACTGAAACTGTTACAGATATGCGTAAGAAAGAAGTCGGAGGTAAGTATAGTTCGTTATTGCAAAACTTGGTTGCTAGATTTAGAAGTGCCGAAGGTAAAGTAAACAACGTATCTGACATGGGTAATAACCCTGTTGGTGCTATGCGAAACCGTGAAGGTCATTTCCGAGCCCAAAAAGATCAAGAAATAAATCAGTAATTTAAAAGGCACTGGGATTCGTTCTCCGTGCCTTTTTTATTGTCTGCGGAGTGACTTTTCACATGAAAAAATCCGACATTATTCTAACGTCAAGCGGATTAATCAATTACGATTTAGTGAAATTGGGGCAAGACCCATTTGCAGTGTTGTCTAGTTTGAAGTCGGGTGATCTTGTTCCTCGAGACGACTTCGATCCTGAACTTGCAAAATCAGGCGGTTTATTAAAGCCTTCTGGAAATTTCGATATTGATATGATTGCAGAGGAGTTCAACATTGCCAATATGGTGCGCAGTGTGTTGGATGAGAATGCTCTCGTACCAAAAGACATTAAGATTGATGATGGTGATTTCCCCTTAGCAAAGAATGTTTATGATTGGGTATCACGCGACTCGTTTGCTGGTACTGTTATCACTCCGTTCCTAGAGCAGTTAATCTGGGGCGTAGTTTTGTTTGGGGAATATTGTGCAAGATGTTCAGATTTAGAATATTTATTCCATTCACATAAAGTAGACGATACAGTACCTCAATTTTTACGTAAGGTACAATTGCTAGAGCACGGTGTTTGCCCAGCATGTAAAGCACGTAAAAGTGAAATGGTTCTGTCAGAGGAGATGACATTTTACCAAGAACTTGCCGTACAAGCTGGTCAGCGTTCTGGTAAGACCGCCTGTGTTGGTGGTATTCTAACGCCTTATATGACTCACAGAGTTCTCAAAATGCAAAAGCCGTGCAACGTATTCGGCATTGCATCCTCTACTATGCTTCATGGTACCTTTTGTGCTTTGACGTATGCACAAGCAAAAGAAACTTTGTGGGAATTCTACTACGGCACTCTGATGACTTCCGAGTGGTTTAAAAATTATAATAGCATGTTGCGCTACTATGAAGGTAAATACGGACAATCTTTATTAAAACTAAATGATACATTCGTTGTCTACAGACCACGTAGTCTTATGTGGTATCCAGCCGGTCCAGATAAACGGGTTCTTCGTGGCCGTACACGCGTGTTTGGTGGTATAGATGAGATCGGATACTTCGATAATGATGCTGCCAGCAATAAAGTAAAGACTTCAGCGCACCACGTGTATGACGCTCTGGACGCCAGCCTATTGACCGTACGCGGTGCTGCGAACAGGCTCCTCAAGAGTGGCTATGATAACATCTTAACCGGCTATAGTATGAATGTTTCGTCACCTGTTTCTCAGCGTGACAAGATTTGTACGCTGGTTCGTCAGGCACGTGGCAGTAAGACAATGTATGGTATTCACAGACCTACATGGGAAGTGAATCCAGATTTCCCAAGAAATAGTACGGTTATTGTGGATGCTTATACACGTAACCCTGCGGATGCTGAACGTAACTATGGTGCTAACCCTCCACTATCTGCAAATCCTTATTTGTCAAACATTACATATATAGCTCAAGCGTTTCGTGGTAAGTCTAATCCTATAAAACTGAAAACTGTTGTTAAAAACAGAAAACAAACTGGTCAAGCAAACAAATGGGCTAGAATCGAAAAGATTAAACGTGGCACTAAACCGTCTATGTTGACGATAGATGCAGGTGTTAGTTTTAACAGCTTCTCAATTACGGTATTACACATAGATGAAAAGACTGGTGAGTTTGTTGCACAGTTGATGTGTGAGATTATTCCAGAACCTGGCATACCATTAAACTACACGCAAATTTATGATAACGTAATATCACCTATCATCACTGCGCGTAATGTTAAGGTAGTTCTTGCTGACAGATGGAACAGTATTAAGATATTGTCCGACATTGAAGCAGAATTTCCTGGTGTAACTGCGGAGCAGTATAGTTTGAAATACAAAGATATAGGCATTACTAAATCTCACTTAGAAGCAGGTACGCTTGTATTACCAAAGCGCGAAACAAAATCAGAGTTCCACGAACTACTGGAATTTGATAATGAGATATATCCTAACTGTTTTGCAGGACGTCCTGTAGATCATCTAGCTATGCAAATGCAAACTGTGCAAGACACTACTCTACAAGTTATCAAAGGTGATGGTTTAACTGATGATACGTGGCGCGCATTAGCATTAGGTGTATATGGACTCAGTACAGATAAATACGCCGAGTTACTTATTGGTGCAGCTCCAGAACAGAAATCTAGCGGCTTAATGGCTGTCAGTCGTTTAGCTTCTGGTGGCGGTGGTGGTATAGGCTTTGGGGGAAATAGTGGCTCTATGTCACATAATTCTTCTATCGGTGTCATGGTTCGGAATGCTAGATAGTGAAGTAATTTAGAGCATTATATTAAAGAGGTTGTATCATGGAAATTGAAGTATTAACTAGCGATGCTCTACTATCCGCAGAAGCTGCAGGTGTGCAAGACCAGCATAAATTGCAAGGACTATATCGTCCAGGTGGTGTTCTACCAAGAACTGAGAAACATGTTCCTGTTGGTAACTCACGTCGCCATGAAAAGGCTGTGTTTAAACATAATCTTGTAGAACATGGTGTTGAGTACCTTTACAATCCACCTCGTGCTGCTGTACCTATTCCAGACTCCGCGTTAAAACCTTTAGTTATTGACATTGCTAAGCGTTTAGGTTTGGATCGTAGCATTCAACATTCCTGTTATTTGTACTCTCGATCAGAAGGTACAATAGGTTTTGCATTCGTAGCATTTAACTTATCTGAAGAACTGTTATTGAAGTTTATTCCGATGTTTGATAAAACTATGATGGCACATGGTTGGACAAAACTTACTGTAGGTGTAGCAAAACTGGATGGTAGTGTGACTCGTGTGAATTTTATAATGCGCATGGCACAAAAGAAAGATGAACATCCGACCTTGCCAGAAGATACTCATGTCGGTGGTACTTCTATGGATGGTAGATTACCACATGGTGCAAAGTCTATTAAGAAGCCTGACAATTCTGAACATACGGAAAAACTTAAAGGTCCTCACGATATTCATACTATGCGTCGAAAAGAACCTGCATCACATGCTGGTGACGAAGACGAACCTATTGATCTTAAAACTGCGGGTATTGTAGATTCTGATTTATCTGACATACTTGGATGGGATAACTAATGGCTACTAAGCGCGATCCTAGAGTATACAAATGGTTTACGTATAACGGACGTAACCTGAAGTTGGAAACGGACGAACACGAATTATCTTTAACTAAGGGTGAAGTGTTTGGACTAAAGAAAGCAGGATCGCGCTATCATTTCGTAGATATGGATCGCGATGTTCAGATGCCTGTAGAAACTTTCGATGCAGAGCGTATGATTAAGAACTCTTCAGGTTATGCTGGACGTATAGGTAACTACAAAGTTGTTCCTGGCGTAGGTGGTTCGGATGTACCTAGACAAGAGAACGAAGTTCATATTGATAGTACTATGTTCAAGCAGGGTTATTACGATAAAGTTAAAAAGACTCTAACATTAGAGTTTCGCAGTGGTGCTGTCTGGCAATATGAGAATGTATCTCCTAAAGAAGCCTTGTTGTTTGAAACCAGTAAATCTCAAGGCAGATACTACAACGACAAGATTAAGGATGTTAAGACGGGCCAACGCTTGCAAAGTCTTTCATCTAATGCTCCAATAGTTTATCGTGAGTATGAGTTACCGTCTCTGAATGAGCAACCTATGTTGCAATCCGCATTCTCTATAGGTGAGTCGGTTATGGTAGCATTTGGATTGAGCGGCTTTTTAGCATTCTCTGATAATGTTGCTCGTGGTTGTGTCATTGCTGGTATACACTTTTACGAAGGTAAAGTAGCGTATGATGTTTATGTGCCTGTTGAGAAAACTGTTGACGGTGTTTTATACACATTGTTAACCAACATTGACAGCGTTGCTATTAATCCACCAATAGATAGTATGTCATCAAACTATACGCTGCAGGCAGTTGTACAAAATATTAGTAAAAAGTTTGAAGCTAGTGTTGTGGATCGTACGGACGTTGGTGAAATGATTGAAGTAACTATACATACCACACCTGAAACTCATGCTAGTGTTCGTGCAACTATTTTACGTACAATGTTTACTGCACACTTCAAGCTAGATCATCAACCTGGTTATGAAGGTGTTAAATATGCTTGGTTTATTTTCAATGATAACCGTGCAGTGTTGACTGACCATATAGATAAATTTGTTTTACTGCTATATAATGGTGATGAAACAGATGAAATCCCAGAAGCTATAAAGAAGCTGGCGCTTTAACCAAACAAACTCCTAATAATGTAAATACATAACACATTATTAGGAGTTTTTCTATGGGCATTGTTTT